ATCAGTTAGTTAGTTCAGGTGTGGCTATTTGCTCCAACAAAGAAAAGGGCAAGCAATACTTTGATGAGTATGCCATAGCTTCTATGTGTCAAACTAGAGCCATTGGAAAAGCCTACAGAATCTATCTTGGGTGGATAATGAAGATGGCTGGCTTTGAATCAACACCATTAGAAGAAATGCAAGGAGGGGTAAATGTCACAGCAGAGGATACGAAGACGGAGATTGTCGACGCCTACAATTCATAATTGCGCTCAGAATTCGCCAGAATGGTTCGAACTACGCAAAGGGCGTGTTACTGCGTCCAACGCATGGAAGCTGCTTGAAAAGGGCTATAAAGAGGCTGTAGAGCAAAAGATAATCCCTACGACAGCAGCAATGCAGCGTGGCAAGGACTTAGAGCCTGAAGCTCTAGAGATTTACTCCAGAACGCACGATGATGTAGACATACTGACTGTCGGGTTTGTGACTAATCCTAAATACCCAAATGCTGGAGCGAGTCCAGACGGCGTGGTTGGAGATAAGCTAATCGAAGTCAAATGCTTTGGCGAAAAGAAACACATTGATGTCAGCAAAGGGAACATACCTTTCGAAGTAATGGCGCAGGTGCAAATGCAGATGATGATTTGTGAGCTAGAGTCCTGCGACTTAGTCCTATACAACCCAGACTTAGAGCCTAAGCTGGCTTTTAAGGTTATAAACATCCCAGCAGATGAAGTTATCCACAGAAATATACGCAAGCATCTTGACTTAACATAAGCTCTATGCTAGTATGTGGGTACCATAAAAGAAAGGACAAAAATTATGGACATACTAAACCCCAAAGAAATTGGGACAGCAACGAGAACTATCAAAAGCACAAGAAGCCACCGCTTCTCTAACTGGGCAGACGACAATCTATTACCTTGGATGTCGCTGGTAATCCTAGGCTTTCTAGCAGCACAAGGAATCATATCCTTTACGCCAATGCTAGTAGATGACTTTAGGACAGGTTTCGCTTTCGTAGTCGTGTTCTTCCTAATCATCAAGATTAGACGCATCCAATAGTTTGAGGTTGGGTAAAACGAGGTAACAAAAAAGAGGCTTCTCGCAAGAGCCTCTTCTTTTATTAGTAGAACCTACTTCTTCTTCTTAGCTTTGCCAGTAACGCTGAGAGCTATTGCTATTGCTTGCTTGCGTGACTTAGCTAGTGGAGCTTTCTTTGGACCCTTAGGGTTGATACCTGAGTGAAGTGTACCAGCCTTAAACTCTCTCATGATCTTAGCGAACTTACCCTTAGATGCTGCTTTCTTCTTCATTATTTCTTTCCTTTCTTGCGGGCAGCCATTTTCTTTGCTGCCATCTTCTTACCGTATTCCTTAATCATCATCTTCTTAGATTCTTTCTTCTCGTGCATTTTACCAGCTGACATAGTGCTCCTTTAGTTAATTGGTGGGAGGGCTCTAGGGAAACCCTCCCGTAAGTGGATATTGTCTGTTTGTTTTCGAGCGTTACAAACTCACAAGTAACGCTAGGGTGTCTTAGGTTCTACTATCGCCTTGATCCTGAGCAAACAGGAACGATAGTCTCTTTAATTATACCAACTATTGCAAGCCATAAAAAACAGCCCCGGAAGAGTGTAAGAAAGGACAAACTTTTTGGGGCTGCTATGCCGAGATTATACCAAACCTGTGGATAAATCACAACAAATACCCTTGATTGTATTTGCTTATGTAGTACAATATATACATCATCAAAAGAAAGGACAAACGATGACAATAGAAGTTAAGTACATAGACTCAAACAATGGGTCAATCACTGTGCAAACAGGGTTTTGGGACGAGAATCGCTTTGAGATGGAGTCCTGCAACCACGCAGGTAAGACAGTAGAGGAATCATCTACATTCGATGGCTACTCAACTGGGTTTTATTATCAGTGCGATAAGTGCGAGGAAATAGAAATAATAGAGGAGAACGAATAATGGCAGGTACAAGACAAGGTGGAGAAAAGACAAGGAACACTAACTATGAACGACACGGTGCAGATTTTTATAAGAATATCGGTTCTATTGGTGGTAGGACTTCTAACAACATTGACCCTAAGACAGGTAAAGCGCTTAAAGGATTTGCGGTCAGTGGTAAAGCAAGCGAAGCAGGCAAAAAAGGTGGAGCGCTAAGTCGCAGAGGTAAGGCTAAGTAATGAACATAGATAAAAGATTAGACAGTTTAGTCGATTGGATACTTCACGAACCTGCATATACAAAAGCTGAAATGAAAGATAAAATCAAACAACTATTCCAAGAGTTAATAGATGAAGTGATAGGCGCAGAACTTGTAAAAATAGTTAGAACAGACAATAAAAATTTAGCAGAAACTTATATGTCTGGATTTAATGATTGCATTGAGAAACAACGCCAAAAAGCTAAAGAACTATTGGAGAATATGTAATGGATAAGTTTGAATCACAAGCATACACAGACAGGTCTAACCTACCACTAGACTGGGCTAAGGAAGCCAACTGTCGTGGCCTAGAACCAAAGATGTTCCACACAGAGCGTGGCGAGAGCACAAGAGAAGCTATGGCAGTATGTGTCGGGTGTGTAGTAGTAAAGGAATGCTTGCACTATGCACTATCTAATGGCATCAAATACGGAATCTGGGGAGGCAAGTCTGAGAGGCAACGCCGAATCCTAAGAAGAGAATTAAGCACAAACGACTAAGTGTGATATAAAGGAGATATGGCTAGTAGAACACTAGAAAAGAAACTAGATTTATATTTCTCCAAGTATATCCGACTGAGAGACTCCTCAAACGGAGTCTTTTTTTGTTGTTCCTGTGGAGAGCGCAAGCCACTCAGTCAAGGAGATGCAGGCCACTTTATTAATAGACGCTGGAGAACAGTGCGCTGGCACGAACAGAATGTCCACATTCAATGCCGCTACTGCAATAGATTCAATGAGGGAAATGCTGCCGGCTACGCACTATTTATGATTAAGAAGTATGGACAAGAGAGAGTCGAGTATCTGCACTCCATATCCCGCAACGTAGCTAAATGGACAGATAGTGATTTAGACCTTATGATAAAGAAATACAAGGCACTGGTGAAGGAGATGTCTGATGGAAGAGCTGCTGAATAAAAGGTTCGAGGTTATTAGTAATCCTTGGTTAGAAGCCAACAACAAACAGTTTCCATTACTCCCTGAAGTGCCTGTGTTACAATTGAAACGAAAGAAGAGGGCAACCGCATGAACTTCGATGCAGAAATCATAGAGGTCAAATCAAAGAAAACAGCCAGCTTAGATATAAGTTATAGAGTTGTGCTTCAGACCAGTGACCCAGCAGTCCTAGCTTTAGCGGCAATGAGCCCAGAGACTTTAGTTAGAGTGGAGGTAAAACCAACAAATGGGTAGACCAACTGTAATGACACCAGAAGTCATAGCTAAATTAGAAGAAGCCTTTGCATGGGGATGTACTGACAGAGAGGCTTGTTTATGGGCAGATATTGCTGTTTCAACGTTACATCTATATCAAGATAAGCACCCTGAGTTTATAGAACGAAAAGAGGCTTTGAAGGATACGCCTATTATGGATAGCCGAGCAACAGTGGCGAGAGCAGTGCGTAGAGACCCTGATATGGCTATGAAATTCCTAGAGAGAAAGAAGAAAGATGAGTTCAGTTTAAGGCAGGAAATGACTGGTAAGGACGGGCAACAACTTCCTACGCCAATCATTAAAGTAGATGTATCTCCAGACGACAGCAACCGATAAGATTATCGCAATGTCGAAGCGAATCCGGGCAGTAGCCGGGGGAACTTCTGCGTCTAAGACAATATCTATTCTGTTATACCTAATCGCTAGGGCTCAGTCAGACAAACAACCAACACTTACTTCAGTTGTGAGTGAAAGTTTTCCACACCTCAGGCGTGGTGCTATGCGTGACTTCCTTAACATTATGCAAGAGCATGGCTACTTTAAGGACAACCTTTGGAGCAAGACAGATTATACCTACACATTTGAAACAGGTAGCAAGCTAGAATTCTTTTCTGCAGATCAGCCAAGCAAAGTTCGTGGTCCAAGGCGTGACAGATTATTTGTAAACGAGGGCAACAACATACCTCAAGAAGCTTTTGAACAGCTACTAGTGCGTACTAAGGAGTTTGCTTATATAGACTGGAACCCAGTAGCAGAGTTCTTTATGTACACAGACTACATAGGCAAGCGTGATGACGTGGAGTTTATTACTTTAACCTATAAGGACAACGAAGCCCTAGCACCTGAGATTGTTAGCGAAATAGAACACCGTAAATCCAACAAGAACTGGTGGCGAGTATATGGAGAGGGGCAACTCGGTGAAGTCGAGGGCAGAATCTACACTGGCTGGAACATCATCGACTCAATACCGCACGAAGCCAGACTGATACGAAGAGGACTAGACTTCGGTTATTCGGTTGATCCTAGCGTTATAGTAGATGTCTATGAGTACAACGGTGGCTACATCGTGGACGAGAGGCTTTATCAGAAGGGGCAAAGTAACAAGCAACTAGCAGACTTCATCCTTAACCTAGAAGAAGCAAGAACCTTAGTGATAGCCGATAGCGCAGAACCTAAGAGCATTGACGAACTGAAACTATATGGCGTGAATATCTTGCCAGCTGAGAAAGGCAAAGACTCAGTGAACTACGGCATCCAGATGATTCAGGACAAGCCGATGTCTATTACCAAGAACTCAATCAACGGCATCAAGGAATACCGCAGTTACCTGTGGAAAACAGACAGAGATGGTAAGAATGTTGGAGTGCCTGAAGGTGGCTTAGATCACTTCCTAGACGCAATGAGATACGCAATCAGCAGCGACCAACCAAGCGAACAACTGCACGCATACAAGCCTAAACTGATGGTGAGCAGGAAATACGGACGTGCTTAACTGTGATATAATGCAATCAAAGGCGGGGTTCAGGGTATAACGTGGCAAAACAGACTTCATTACAGAGAGTATTAGACGACTTCGACAAGTCTTGGGAATACTGCTCAGGCTCTTGGCACTCAAGGTGGAACGACAACTACTATCTTTATAACAACAACCGAGTTAAGGTTGGCTACAACGGTATCACCGATACATTTGTGCCGATGACTTTCTCTACTATTGAAACAATGACTTCTGCTTTATTCGGCAGCAAGCCACGATTCAACTACTCAGCGCCAGCAGATAAGTTTGGACAGAACACTGACATCCTGAACAACCTCGTTAACTACTATTGGGACAAAGACAAGTGGAGCATCAAGGTCATCAACTGGGGACGTGACATGCTTCGCTACGGAACTTCAGTTGTATACATGCACTGGGACGGAAACTGTCCTAAGATGATTAACGTTCCTATCAGGGACTTTTTCATTGACCCAACTACAAACAGCTTAGAGAACGCAGCCTTTATGGGTCGCCGCTATCTAACTACTATGGAAGAGCTCAAGAGCTTCGAAATTGTAGACCTAGAGAAGTCTAACGATGTAGACGTAGTAATGAAGCCTAAGTACCAGAACCTAGACCAAGTGTCTAAGACTAAGAACGGTTCAGGCGAGAACACTGACAAAGAAGAAAAGGACATGTGGTACGGCTCTACTGTATCTGACGAAGATAGCCTAGTAGAAGTTATCGAATACTGGACAAAAGACCGAGTCATCTCTATTGCCAACCGCTCTACAGTTATTGAGGACAGCGAGAACTATTACAAGCTCAAGGCAAAGCAAAACGGCGAGAAGTACGCTAAGGGACTCATGCCTTTCTGTGTACTCCGAGACTACGTAGACGGCTCACTATTCTACGCTAAGGGTGAGATTGACTTCATTGCCGACCAGCAAGAACTACTCAACGACCTTACCAACCAGAACATTGACTCAATTACATTCACATTGAACCAGATGTACACCCTCGACCCTCGCTACGCACACTTGCTAGAGGAAATTGAGAACATTCCTGGCGCTATCTACCCGGTAGAAGCAGGCGCACTACAGCCAATCGGTCAGCGACCAGTACCTCAGGACGCTTTCTTAGAGAGAAGCAACATCAAGAATGAGATGCGTGAGACGACCGCATCAAACGAAATCATCAAAGGTGTATCTCCAGCAGGTGGCGGCAGCACTACAGCTACCGAGATTCAGGCACAAATTGCTGGTTCAGGTCAGAGATTAGCTCTCAAGATCACACAGATAGAGGATGAGGGCTTCCATCAGTTAGCAACCCTAGTTTTAGCTATGATTCAGCTCTACGTTACAGAGCCAATGGTAGTCAGAGTAGTCGGCAAAGACGGCGTACGCTGGGAAGAATACAACCCATTAGACTTCGCTGGTACCTACGATGTAGAAGTACAGCTTGAAACTACTGTTAACTCTCAGAAGCAACAGCAGGCTAACCAAGCTAAGGAAATGTACGCAGCATTCATGAACGACCCTGAAATCAACCAGAATACTCTTAAGAAGCTAGTTCTACAGCGTGGCTTCGACCTAGACCCAGATGAAGTAGACGAGTTGATGTCTAACGATCAGCAAGGAATGCAAGGCATGGGCATGCAACCAGATATGATTAACCCTATGCCTATGATGCCAGAGGGTATGCCGCTTGAACCACCTCTAGAACTACCAACTGATATGCTTGGAGGCGGAATGTAATGCAAGAAGAGATAAGGCAGTATCACTCTTTCTTTAAGGCAAAAGGCGGACAACACCTTATGAAGATAATCACCGAAATAATAGCAAGCAACCACCTCAAAGCTGAGGTCGAGCCTGAGTTAAGTCGGGATTATGTGCAGAGAGCCAAAGGGGCTCGAGAGGTTGTAGACCACATTCAGTCTGTACTGGGGGCAATAGACAAGCAGTAGTCATTTGTCCGGAGGGATTGGCGAGATATTAAATTAACACCCTGCCTTGTGTTACTCGCCAGCCCCTCTGGGCAGGGGACATTAACAATAAGGAGATACGATGGACGACACCACAACCGAGGTCAGTTCCAATCAGGGCGTAGAATCTACACAACCCAACGATGGAAACTGGAAGCCAGAGGCGGTATTACGCACCACCGAAGAGCAACCGCAACAGGAAGCCACAGAGCCGACACCAACTGAAGTAGCTGACGAACCAGCGCAGGAAACTGCACAGGCCACAGAAGCACCAAGTGAGGACGATACCTCTAAATGGCTAAGCGCTAAAGGCATAGACCCTAGCGACCCTGACGCAATTAACAAATTAGCTAAATCAGCCCGAGAAGCAGAACGTGCTATGCACGCCAAAGCTCAGAAGGCTAAGGAACTTGAGCGTTCGATGACAGAATTGTCAGACGAGAGCGCCGAGCAGGTAGCACTAAGCACTGGTCAAGACCCAGAACTTCTTAAGCGAGTACAACGCTTCGAGGTCAAGAGCACAATCAACGATTTCTTCGTTGAGAATCCTGACGCAAAGCAGTACGAACAAGAGATGATCACGGAAATGACACAAAGTGGTCTTTATGGCACACCTGAAGCTATGTTAAGAGCAGCATACGCTATGGCAGTTGCTAAGAATCCTGAGAAAGCTAAGTCCCAGGCACGCCGAGATACACTCGAAAGCCTAGCCCAAAAGCAACAAGCCAGCGTTCCTACAGGTAATGCTACTAACGCAGGCGTTCAATCTACCAAGATTACCGCCGAGAATGTAGACCAACTTGTAGCAAGAAATGATCTAGCGTGGTTCCAAAAGCACTACGACGAAATCAATCGAGCAATGTCTGGTATTTAACAATCAATTAGAAGGAAAACTATACTATGACAACTACAGGCGCATTTGGGTCTGGAAATGTTAACATCGGTGTAACCGCTGCTAATGTATTCCGTCCAAACATCTGGAGCAAAGAAGTATTGATGTTCGTTAAGAGCAACCTTGTACTTCTTCC